GCTAGAATGAAAGGTGTGTGATGATTAAAGTTGACTGGCTTAAAGTTCTCGGTCTCGCAAAGAAAAACTGGAAAGAAATAACAATTATTGTTCTTTTGCTTACAGTTATCGGAAAAATGCGTTATGATTATAAACAACTTGAGAATACTTACGAAGTTAGTCAACAGTCTCTTCAAAACCAAATTGATGGCTTACAAGAAATTCATGCTGAAGAATTAGAAAGAAAAGAGCACGCATTAAAAACTTATCGCGATGCGTTAGAATTATTGGAGAGAGAGTATGACCAAGAAAGAGATCAAATTGAAGTGGTGGTTGAGGAAAGAATTGTTGAAATTGAAACTACGATCGACAACCGAAAACAGTTCACCGAAAACAGAGAAGAACTCGCAGAACAAGTAACAGACGCATTCGGATTTCAGTATGTTCCTTAAAGTATTGTTATTTTCAATGGTGGCTCACGCTGGTGAGCCGCCACAGTTCACCATTCTTGGCGAAAATGAGCCAGCACCCTTTGAGGGTGTTTTGTTTAACAAGAGAGGTATTGCCGAGTTGTTGGTTATGCCTGAAGAATATAGAATGGGATGCGACTTAGAAGTTGAATATCATTTAGATGTTCAGGCTACAGAATTTCACCTTGAGCGTCAAAACTTTCAAATTCGTTTAGATGCCCTTACAAAAGAATATGATTTACGTATTGAGCAAAAAGACATAGAAATCCTAGCACTTCAAGAGGCAGTGCTCAAACAAGCACCAAATAACAAGTGGTGGTGGTTTGTCGGCGGTGTAGCAGCTGGTGTTGGTGTAACTTATGCTGCTTATAGAGGCTTCAGTGAGTAAGGATTATGACAAAATTGCTGCCATAGAAAAGGCCATTATAGAAAGGTATGGCAAAGAAGCTGTTCAAAACCCTAAAGCAAATTGGGACGAGAATAAAGAAAAAGATTATCTAAACCAATCTAAACAATTTTATAAAAAAATTTATAAAAACGAAGAGTGGCAAGAAAAAGTAGATGTTAATGGGATTAAGATCTCAAAAAAACTACTTAATAGAGAATCTTTAAAAAGTTGTCCTGTCTGCGGGTCTTTCCCAAAGAAATCTATGGATGATGTTTGTCTCGTCAAATTTGAATGTTGCAGTAATTGTTACATCCAGTATGTCGAGGATAGAGAAGAAAGATGGCTAAAAGGATGGAGACCCAATGAAGCTAACAAAAAGTAAACTTAAGGAAATCATTTACGAATCTTTAGAAGAAGTAGAACAAGCCCCGGCGCCTGCTCCAGAACAGACCTCCCGCGAAAAGAAAGTTCAAACTGGAATTGCCACCGGCGGCATGATGTCACCAGAAGAGTACACAAATACACTTAAGCAAGTTTTGTTGACCCCTAAAGTTTCACCCCAAGCTAGAAAACAAGCGCTTGAGGCAATCTTTGGTCAAAAAGGTTCTGCAGTTAACAGTTTAGTTTTACAAATGCTTAAAGGAGTTCAGTAATAATGGCAACAGTTTTAGATATCATACAGGGCCTTTCACAGGCAGCAGCAAATGCATACGACGGTGCTTTGACCGAAAACGGAGATGAGCTAAAAGCAGGCCTGCAGAGAGAAGAAGGGAATGCATTGCTTGATAAAAGAGTTTTAGATGGTTTTGGAGTCTCTTTTTATGGACCCATGATGTGTATTAATTATCATTCAGAAGTTCAACTAAAAGAGGTATACGCTAATGGATTTGAAGGCGATATGGATCAGAGAATGGCTGACCTTTCTTCATTTCTTCAAAAGGAATATCGCAAGATTACCGGTAAATCAGTATCTTTGACTAAAGAGGGAGAGATAGACATTAATGTTCGAAGCACGTCTAGGGTGCGCTCTTGGGTGGTTGCAAAGCAACACTATAGAATTGGCGGCATGACCGATGTTGTTATGGTTGGAGAGGCCTCTGAAGATCCTCTTGATGCAGGCTGGCGCAAGTTTCTTGATCAAGGAGGCCTAGGCACTCGTCCTAAAAATGATACAAGGAAGAAAGAGCAGTGAAAATTACTCTTGAAAGATTGCGAGAAATTATAATTGAGGAAGTCATCAAAGAGCAAGTAGAGCCCGAAGATGCTCAACGCACTATTGTTGCGCTACTACAGGGAACTCCACCAAATGTAACTGGTGATATTATGGGTGCTGTATACGATGAGATGTACGACGCCGACGTTTCGGAGCCTGAACCAGAGACAGATGAAGATTATCCAACCGAGTATCAGGCTGGCGGCGCTTACGGTGATAGGCCCACGATGGGCTTTGAAGAGGGCTTGGCTGAAATTATCAAACAAGAGTTGTCGCAGATTTTAAAAAATGAATAATGAGCTTTCAATTATCCAAACAAGAAAAAGTCAAAGAGATACTTAAGTGTGGAAAAGATCCATCCTACTTCCTTAAAAACTACGCAAGAATATCGCACCCATTACATGGACTTATTCTTTTTAACACTTTTGACTTCCAAGACGACCTTCTCAAAGATTTTAATGATTACCGTTTTAACGTTATTCTAAAAGCTCGTCAGTTAGGTATCTCAACTATTACCGCAGGCTATATCGTATGGATGATGTTATTCCACCGCGATAAGGCTATTCTTGTTATGGCAACCAAGTTTGCGACAGCAGGAAACTTGGTAAAGAAAGTTAAACATATTATGCGCAATGTTCCAGATTGGCTTAAGATTGCAAACATTAGTGTTGACAATCGCACGTCATTTGAGCTTTCTAATGGTTCATCCATTAAAGCAGCCTCAACGTCTGGTGACGCTGGTCGTTCGGAAGCACTGTCTCTCTTGGTGTTAGATGAGGCCGCACATATTGATGGACTAGAGGAACTTTGGACTGGTTTGTATCCCACGTTGTCCACTGGTGGTCGCTGCATCGCACTGTCTACCCCCAATGGTGTCGGTAATTGGTTTCACAAAACATGCACAGAAGCAGACGCCGGCACAAATAATTTTAACTTAACTACTCTCATGTGGAATGTTCACCCAGACAGAGATGAAGAATGGTACAAGAAAGAAACTAGAAACATGTCCAAGCGCCAGATCGCCCAAGAGCTTGAGTGTAATTTCAATACATCTGGTGAAACTGTTATTGATCCTGAATGCATGGAGTGGATGCTCTCTACGGTCTGCGAACCAAAATATCGAACAGGATTTGATAGAAACTTTTGGATATGGGAAGAGTTTGACCCAACTTGTAATTATCTCTTAGTCGCAGATGTTTCGCGCGGAGACGGCGCCGACTTTTCTACTTTTCACATCATTAAGCTTGAAACACTTGAAGTGGTGGGCGAATATCAAGGTAAGCCGACACTAGATATGTTTGCTAATATGCTCAATAGCGTGGGTAGAGAATTTGGCGGATGCATGCTCGTGGTTGAGAATAATAATATTGGATATTCTGTTTTGACAAAATTGATTGATGATTATCAATATTCCAATGTTTATCATTCCATTAAGTCTACACACGAATATATTGAGCAACATCAAGCTGAAGTTCGTAATTCAGCTGTCCCAGGATTTACCACATCCATGAAGACGCGCCCTCTCATCGTAGCCAAATTAGAGGAGTTTATCAGAAACAAACTAATTACCATATATTCTTCTCGTACTGTGAACGAGATGAAAACTTTTATTTGGAGGAACGGTAGGCCGCAAGCAATGAAAGGCTACAATGATGATTTAATTATGGCATTGGCTATAGCGTGCTGGGTAAGGGACACCGCGCTTCAAGCAAATGCCAGAGATTTAAACTATCAGAAAGCCTTTGTTAACGCAATTTATACTACAAAAACTAGAATGAATACACAAATCAAAGGCCAGCAAGGGTACAAAAAAGATGAAATTTTTGATAAAATGACAGAAGCAGAAAAATTATATAATCAATATAAGTGGATTATAAAGTGAGGAATACATGCCACCGATAAACCCAAAACAAGGCAGCAATCCTGCAAACAGACAGTCGGGATTATTTAAATCACTGACTAGATTATTTTCTGGTCCGATCATAAATTATAGATCGCAATCTGGAAGAAGAATTCGTCGCCAACATCTTGATAAATTCTCTTCTAGATTTAGATCGGCCTCTGGTCAGCAATTTAAGAAAAGCTTGTACAACCCATTAGATACAGTTTCAACTAACGCAATAGCAAATCAGCGACGTGTTGAGCGATATGTTGATTTTGATCAGATGGAGTATACTCCAGAAATTGCTTCCACTATGGATATATATGCCGATGAGATGACAACACATTCTGATTTGCGACCTATGTTAAACATTAAATGTTCCAATGAAGAAATTAGAGCAGTCCTTGCTATCTTATATGAGAACATTTTGAACGTTCAATACAATCTTTTTGGTTGGGCCCGAACCATGTGTAAGTATGGTGACTTCTTTTTATATTTAGATATAGATGAAAAATATGGTGTTCAGTCGGTCATTGCTTTGCCGGCCCAAGAGATTGAAAGACTTGAGGGCTTAGACTCGACTAACCCAAACTATATCCAGTATCAGTGGAACACCGCTGGCATGACATTTGAAAATTGGCAAGTTTCACATTTCCGTATATTAGGCAATGATAAATACGCTCCCTATGGAACATCTATCTTAGAGCCGGCCAGACGAATTTGGCGCCAGCTTACTCTTATGGAAGACGCCATGATGGCTTACCGCGTTATTAGATCTTCAGAAAGAAGATTATTTAAAATTGATGTGGGAGCTATTCCACCACAAGAAGTAGAACAATACATGCAGAAGATTGTGACCCAGCTTAAAAGACACTCGGTAGTTGATTCAACTACGGGTCGCGTAGACTTGCGTTACAATCCGATGTCTATAGAGGAGGACTATTTCATTCCTGTAAGACCCGGCTCGGTAACTGATGTTACAAATCTAGCCGGCGGCGCTAATACGACAGCGATTGATGACGTTAAATATCTTCGTGACAAGCTTTTTTCCGCATTAAAAATTCCACAATCTTATCTTACAATGGGCGAAGGCGGAGAAGAAGACAAAACAACTCTCGCCCAAAAAGATGTTCGTTTTGCCAGAACAATTCAGCGGCTTCAGCGCGTTATAGTATCGGAACTTGAAAAAATTGGAATTATTCATCTTTATACGCTTGGCTTCCGCGGTGATGATTTGTTAGCATTTAGTTTATCTCTCAACAATCCATCAAAAATTGCAGAACTTCAAGAGATTGAGCACTGGAAGGCCAAGTTTGATATCGCAGGCTCCGCAACGGAGGGTTACTTTTCCCGTAGGTGGGTGGCTGAAAACATATTTGGCATGTCTCATGAAGCATTTATTCGCAATCAACGCGAAATGTATTATGATCGCAAGCATGATGCAGCACTCCAGGCCGTCGCTGAGGCTGCAGCTGCTGGAGAAGGTGGCGGCCTAGGCGGCGATCTTGGTGGAGATTTAGGTGGCGATCTTGGCGGTGATCTTGGTGGAGACTTAGGTGGCGATCTTGGTGGCGAAGAAATGCCCGCTCCTGCGGCCGATACCGGCGGCGCCGCAGCCGGCGGCGAGGAGTCGCCACTCCTAGCGGTGCCTCCAGGTTCAAGAGACTCTCCACGTCTAACTCCAGGTTCAAAAGGCAAAGCATATCAGCCAGTTAAAACAGACAAAAGATCTGCAGGTGCTCGTACTAGATCCTATGCCGCAAAATATTCAAAAGAAAAAGGTGGTTCTTCACTTAGAAATATCATGCCCGGTATGGGAGATATTGGCTCGCTTGTGAAAATGGGTTCGTTGTCAAGTGGTATTTATGAACAGGAAGAACCTATTTATAATTTGAGAGAACAAACAGAAGAAGATAAACTTTTTAAAATTAATGAATCAATTCGTAATCTTTTAGAGGGTTTAGAGAACAACAAGAAAACAACGGAACAAAAAGATGAGAATAAAGCATAATAAAAAACGAAATACTGCGTTTGTCTATGAGGCTTTGATTGTTGAGGCGACAATCTCAATATTAAAAAAGAAAAGCGAAAGGCATAATAAAGTATTGAATATTATTAAGAAACACTTCAAATCAGATAGTGCATTAAAGAAAGATTTAGAATGTTATCGATCGCTTTATAGAGAACAAAATCTGCAACCTGAGACCAGCAAAAGAATTATAAGAGAGGCCCGCCTCCAGCGCGCCCTAATAAATTCGGAGGACTTGTTTAACGAGCAAACGGCCCTAATACATGACATTAATAAAAGTTTAGGAAGCTCTATATTTAATAATTTTGTTCCAAACTACAAGTCGCTTGCAACAATTGCACAAATTTTTTCTGTTAAAACTAGTCCAAAAAATCAAATAATTTTAGAAAATACGATTGTCGAAGAGATGCGCTTACACAAGATAACAAAGCAGAGTGAAGAAATTGATAACATCACATATATGAAGTTTGTTGAAAAGTTTAATGAAAAATATGATTCTCAACTCCTGTCAGAACAAAAACAATTGTTAATGTATTATGTTTCTTCTTTTGCTGATAATGCTTTGTCATTAAAAATCTTTCTAAATGAAGAAATCAATAGATTGAAAACGCAATTAAATTTATCATTGGGTGTTGATGAGATTAAAAACGATCAAAATATGATTAGTAAAACTAAGAAAATTATTAATAGACTGCATGAATATTCAAAGCAGCCTTTAGACGAAGATATGCTGTTCACAATAATGAAAACACAACTACTAGTAAAGGAAATCTACACCGATGGCAATAATAGTTAAAATTGGCGCCGGCGCTAATGATGCCAAAGTTCGTTTGGAGATGGACGTTCGAAAAAGTATGTCTGGCGATTTTATGATATTCGATCACGGAGATATTGATATTGTATTGTCTCCTGCAAAAAATAAAGTAATTGCTTTTCCAAAAGATACAATGAATGATTTGGTTTATGGGGCCCAAAATAGATTATTTGCACATCTTCGGAGAAAGGGATTAGTAATACCTGAATCAATACAAGCAGGCGCCTTTTACGGTGCATTTGAGGCAACAATGGAAAGTGCTTCATCGGAAGACCTAAGTACGCCAAAGATGGCACTCATAAACATATCAAAATTTATTGATGAAGAAAGACCGTACTTTGAATCAACAGAGGCTATCATTTCTATGCAAGATGATGAAATGGTTCATCCCGATAAAGAACATTCTACCGAGCTGGGAGATGTTCCACAGAGGACTCAGCAGGGCTCCTTAAGGCCTGGGTATGTCCGCGACCCATATTCTTTAAATTACTTATATACTTTTGAATAGGAAATTTGCTATGTCTCAAATGAAGGCTATAATGGAGAACTGGCGGCCGTATAGGTCCAATATCTTAAGCGAACAAGACGAAGGGCCCGAAACCGTGGGAGAGCTTCTTACTGTGATTGAGGCTCACACCAAGGCGCTTTCGGATCCGGTGAAGAAAGCTTTTTTGTTATTAGCGCAGGTGCTTAGTGATGTAGCGGGGTTTGTAGATGCGACGGACACACAATCCGACGCTGTTACTGATATGGCCGAATATGTAACTACTATCCTACAAACAGCGCTTGAAGACGGGGTGGTTTCTAAAGCATTCCTCAATGTTGCAACCAATATTCCATTCGGAGCGATCACAGAGTTTCTTAAACAGCCTGCAGTAGTAAAATATTTAGTAAGTAAGATCGGCGCGAAGGCCCTTAAAGAGGTAGTGGACACTCTAGTTCCTATGGCGAAATTAGCAACGGGAGCAATCAAAGGCGCCTGGGCTTTATTTAAGGCTGTCAAAAAAGGAAAAGAAATTTTCGCTAGCGCCAAAAGCCCTGAAAGCGCCTTCGCGGCTATTATGCAAGATGTCATGACAGCGCCAGACAACAAAGCGACCACGACGGGGTTTTTGAAAAAATTTAATGTTGATGATGAATGGCAAAAAATACTAGATGATAAAATAGAAATAAAATATATTGATTACAGTATTAAATTTTTAAAGGGGATAGATCCCAACACACGAATGGATGCTGTAGATTTTAATGCTCGTTTGGTAGACTGGTTAAAAGACAATTTTAAAGATCGCACAGTGTCTGCGCCGGGCGCTGCAGCATAATAGGGGATACCATGACAGAACTTTTAACATTTATATTATGTGCCTACGGACTTACACAGATTCTTGTCTACGGTAAAATCTTTTCAAGACTAAGACCAAAGAAAGGAAAACTAGGAGAACTAGCGAATTGCCCTATGTGTATGGGATTTCATGTCGGATGGTTATTAATGCTACTTTCTCCATTTACAGAACTATTTAGTTTTGATGTATCTGTATTTAATTTCTTCCTTCTAGGGTGGTTATCGTCAGGCACGTCTTATGTACT